ACTTTGCGGATCGTAGCCACGCGGGCCGTTTCGGCCGCCAGTTCCGCCCGCAGGTCAGCCACGGCGGTGGCTGCCACGTCCTTGCCCGCCGTGGCACCGGGGCGATTCGTGCCGCCGGCCTGCGCGTCAAACATCGCCTGCAGGCTGGAGGTTTGCTTCTCGTCGAGGTCGGCAGCGGCAAACCCTTGGGCTTCGATCCACTGGGCGAATTCCATGTTGATCTCCTTGGTAGCTGCGGCCGCCGCCGCAATGTTGACGCTGGTGCTGCCGTCGGCTCCGTTGGGCACGATGGCCACGTGTTTCAATCGCGAGCGGCGCACCAGCAGAAAGCTGGACGCCTCGGCGCGGATAGTGCGGCCGTTGACCACGACCTGCTTCCCTTTGGCGATTCGCTCCGTTTCGAGGGGTTCGGCACCGACGCTGGCCTGCAGGGGCACGCCGTCGCGGTGCAGCTCGATCACCCGCAAAGCCAGTTCGTTGGTCCGCGACAAGGTGCCTTCAACCGCCAGCCGGCCATCGCCTCGGGCCGGCGTTCCGCTGCCCAGCACCGCGTTGATCCGGTTCTCGTGATCGGCCAGCAGGGGAACCCGCTCGGGCGATTCGATCCCTTCGATATCGATCACCAGCGGACCGAACCCGGCCACGGTCATCAGCCCGCCGCTGTAGGCGGCCACATGCACCAGCGCCGGCTTGGCGTCGCCGGCATCCCCCGCCTCGAGCGTGACCTCGACGGGGCTCACCAGCCGCAGTTCGCTCGGCTTAGGCGGCATCGGCGACCTCCAGTTCTTCGTCTTCGGGTTCTTCCTCGCCGGCCCCCACCGGTTGCGCCGTGGCCGCGATGCCCAGTTCCTTCAGCAGCGAGATTTCCTTGGCACGCTGCCGCAGTTGCTCTTCCCAGTCCAATCCGCGGCGCGCGAACTCCTCGGCCAGCGTGGTGGTGTGGCTGGCCAGGCGGGTGGCCTGCGCCGAGGCCTCCTTGGCCGGATCGACGTGTTCATGCCCATCCCAAAACCACTGATGGTCCCAGGCGGCGATGGGGGGCAAGCCTTCCGGTAGTAAACCTGGAATGAGCGCGGCTTCATCCAGCCAGGCGGCCAGGATGGCGTCGAGCACCACGCATTCCAGGTGGGACTGTTCGACGCGAATGGCTTTGAAGTAGGTCTGGTGGTCCAGCCGGCCGGAGGCGTAGTTGTAGCCCGACGAATCGGCCCGCGCGACGTTGGCCGGCATATTCAGGCAGCGGGCGATCTCATTCAGAATCTCCCGTTTGAACTCGGCATAGGTGGTCGCGGGTTGCTCCGCTTCCATCTGGCTCATCTTCCAGCCGCCCGGCATGGTCAGCAGCGCCCGCTTCTCCAGTTCGATCGGCTCGAACGGTTCGGCGGCGTCGGCTTCGCCGTTGGCCGGCGCGTCGGTGTATAAAATGCCTGCGAAGTCGGCGGCCGTTTCGGCGGCGGCCAGCACCGCCAGGGTGAACCGCCGCAACTGGGCGAACAGCGGCAGCGCCGGCATGATGTCGGGAATCCCGCGGGCCTGGCCAGGGCGGTCGGCGCGGAACCAGTGAATCACCGCTTCGGCTGGCAGATGGTCGTAATCACGAGGCGACCCAAGGCCAATCTGGTTATCGCCCGGATGCTGCTTGAGCACGTGGTATTCGATCGGGTTGCCCGCCTCGTCGAACACGATGCCGTCGATCCCGCCCTGCATCGGATTCAAGTCAGGCGTGGTGACCTGGTCGGCTTCGATCAGCTTCAGGTCCAGCTTCACCAGGGTGGACAGGCGAGGATTGCTGGTCAGGATCGCGAACGCCTCGCCGTCCTCGGCACGGGCGATCCGCATCGTGCGGAGCTTCTCGGCCAGGCCGATCGACTTGGCCCAGCGGCCGAACTCGTGTTCGATCCGGTTGTTGGCGTCGGAATCGCTAGTCAACAGCTGCAGGCGCGGCCCGGTGCCGACCACATCGTGGGCCAACGTGAGCACGATCCCGCGGGCGTAGCTGTTGTTGGCCACCTCGTAGCGGGCACGGTTCCGCAAGGTGCGCCGCACCTCGGGGCTGTTGGCGGCGTTGGCCGAAAGGCCATCGGCACCCGCCCAGTGGCGGCGGTTATCGTGGTTCGTACCAGCGGCGTCGTACTTGGCGCGGACGATTCGTACCGTCCGACCCGTCGCGGTACGGGGCGCTTTGGTGGCGAACAGGTTGGACAGCCAGCCAAGCACTACTGGGCTCCCGGGGGCACGAGCTTGTTGAACACCAGACCGCGACGCTTCGACTTGGTGGCCGCCTTGGACGAGAGGTACTTGTCGGCCGCGATCTGGTCGGGCAGCTTGTGCTGCTCGATCGAGCCCGAGTCGCCCGAGGCCTTCGCCGGCCCCTGGGCGTTGTCGTGGATCGCGTTGTCGAGGTTGTCGGGCATTTCGCTACTCCAGAGGAACAACCAGTCGGGCGAGCCAACGAAAAAAGGCCAGTGCGGAGGATGCGGCCTCCGCATTGGCCTTGGTGTCGGCTGGGTTCACCGCCGGTAGCTAGCCGGCGGTGTCGCCCGAATTGGTTGTCTGCATCACTTTATACCCAGCGTGACCGCACTTGCGAGCCGCGATTTCAGCGGGATAACGCAATCGTTACGCATGTAGATAATGCTTCATCAACCCGCATCGACTTGCACCGAGAATTTTCGTACAGCAATGCGGTTTATGATGGCCATGGACCTGGAGCACGCCAGGTTTCCCCAAAAGATTGACCGTCGCATATTGCTTCAGCAGGTGAAATCAGGAATGCCGCAACAGCGCCGACGACCTCCGCAAGCTCGACGGGAGCATCATTCAGCCGCGACTTTCGCAAGAACGCTTGCCACTGCATAACCTTGGTCGGATCGGTTGCAAAGGCCTTCGAAAACGCCGTGGGCTGCGGCGTCACGGTGGTGCCGCGATGAGCAAACGTCTTCTCAATAGCCGAGGCCAACTTCGCCCCATCGAAATCGAACTGTCGGGACAGCACCCAGATGTCGTAAAAATCCTTCATCCGGCTGTTTGCCAGCCCAAGTTTCACCATCGCTTCAAACTTCTCCGCAACCGCCGTTTCTCGGGCGTACCCGCGCAGTTGTGGGGCGGCGTGATCGAGGATCGTCGGATACTCCGTTACCTCGGGACTGGGATACGTTACGTCGCCGAATCCGACATCGATCTGCATGGCGATGCGGGCGTTCTCGAGCGTGCCGCGGAATGTGACTCGTACTCCCTCGTAGTCGGCGTCCTCCTTGATCACCACGGCCGCGACACTTTGCGGGTCAAAGTCGAGGCCATCTGCCTCCACGGTTTGATTGCAAATATCGCGCATAACTGCTGCCAGCGCCGCGGTGGTATTCTCCATGTGCCCGAGCAGGTCGATGTCTTTCGTCGGCCGAGAGGTCGGAGCTCCCCACACATGGAACATCAACGCCCCTTTCAACACGAAGCGGTCGGCGTGAGGCGACTGCGTCAGTCGATAGAGAAACCGTTCCATCGCGTAATACTGCAGCACCTCCTGAAACGGCCGATCCGAGGACTTTGCGATATTGAAGAGCCGCTGCCGGACAGAGGCTGCGATGTTCTTTGGCTTCCGGTCCTTCACAGCGTGGCCTCAATGTAAGGGCGCATCACATGGCTGACGCGGCAGATGGCGGCGTACTTGAAAATCGCATCAATATTGTAGCGGCGCTGTTGCTTGTAGAGTTGAAGCGCTTCAAGGCATGTGTCCAGCCCGATTTTGTTGCGGTACTTAAAGCAATCGGCAAGGGTCTTTTCCCGTGAGTAGACTCGCACGGTTACAGGCCCAACGTCGTGATTCTCTATCCCTTCGGTGAACGCCTTTCCGCTGAAGCGAAAGACGCGAACAGGCGGGTAGTCGATCCGTGGCGGCTCCGCGTTGCGGTCGATGGCCAGATAGACCTCGTGAGGGATCTGGGTCGTGATCTCGTGGAAAGAAAGTGCCGAGATCAGGCAGATAACGCCCGATGGTACTTTGGCTCCCACGGCAGCCAGATCAGGATGAGAGGGGGGAGGGGCATCGACCAGTTGATAGAGGCCTCGACTGATCTTCTGAACGTCCCCTTGATCGACCATCTTCTTCAGCGTTTCCCGATGAATGCCAGCCTCAATCGCGGCCGACATGCGCAGCATACCTCCGTGCTGCCTGAAGATAGACTTCGCCCGTTCGATAGGGTTGGGTGGCCGCTTGGTCATGTCCAAATAACCTCCAGAAGACAACAACTGGAGGTATTATGGACGACGAATTGCATTGCGTCAAATCCAATCTCGCGGCAATGCATTGCAAATAATAGACTTACGCGCCGCCAACTTACCCGATAATCCGTTCGCTCGTCGTAACCCGTTGCCCGCAATGCCGGCATTCGCGACGCCGTACGAGTCTCTCGCCTATGGCGCGCCGGGTATAGATGACGTAGAAATGCCGGCACCCGCAATGCCGGCAGCGGAGGCCCCGGTCATCGTCGCGTTCGTCCTTTTCTTGCGATTCCTGCTTCACGCCCGTTTTCTCCGTTGAAGCTCTGCAAAGCTGATCCGTTCGCGAGTGACGATTGTGACGCTGCCGCCGGTGCCTGCCAGCACCGAGCCCTGGATCGAAGCGCCCACGGCGCACCCGACGAGGCAATCGAACCAGTGGTTGTCGCCCCGCTCGGGACGTTGCTTCCACTCGTCCACGGTGCGGCCCCGGCCTTCTGTCCTCACCCGGTACTCGGCGGTGAGATGCTCGGCGAACAACCGGTGCTGCTCGGCGCTTTCGCCGAACAGCGAGAGACAGCCCCGATCGCCCATCGCCACGGCCAACCGGGCGTACACGAACGACTTCCAGAAGTTGGTGTCGTAGACCACGTGCCGAACCGCCCGCTTGCCGGCCACGTTGGGCATCCGCCAGTTGTGCCCCACCCGGTCGCCTGGCCGGCGCTTGTATTCCGAGAAAGGTTGGCTCGACGCGCCCACGAACCGCCCATGGCTCGGCAGCACGATGCCCGCGTGCGCCGACTGTCGGCAGAACTGGTAGACCACGTCGGTGCTCGATCCCCAGTTGGCGTCGACCAGGCAGCGCTCGATCCGCAGCATGGCTCCGTCGTCGCGCCGCCACTCGCGGCCGAGGTAACTGCCGGTTAACTGCTCGAGGCCGGCGTAGATCGAACCTTCGAGGCCCGCCGCCTTGGTTGCTGCGGTCAGCGTCAACCGGGCGTCGCGAAGCGTGAAGTACGGCCGCTGCTGGTCGGGGAACGAACCGTAATCGACCACGTAGCCGGTGAAATCGTCCTCCCAGGCGGCCACCACATAGAACAGCAGGTTCGCCTGCACGTCGATGAACATCGTCAGGTGGTTGCAACCGATGGGAATGGCGCGCCGCTGCATGCGGTTGATCTTGGCCGCGATCTGAGCGGCGGTCAGGTCGTCGTTCTCGGCCGCTTCCACCGGCAGCGGTTCGTTCTGGTATTCGGCGAAGAAAGCCGCCTCGTCCTGCAGCTTGAGGTTCATCGCGTGCTGGATGGCCGAGAGCTCATCGTGGTTGAACCGCTCGGGCCAGGCGATCCGTGCGCCGGCGTCCATGGCGTCGCGATCAGCTGCGTAGAATTCGGTCGCCAGGCGAATGTCGCCGTGGGCGCGGAGACTTTCGGCCCGCAGCTCCCCGTACCGCTGCCAGAGTTTTTCGTCGTCTGGGAACGAATAGACCATCTTGGTCCGTTCGCCGTTCCACTCCGGATGCTTGTCGCGCGAGAGGATGTTGTCGGCCATGTCGCCGGGGCGGATCACCGTGCAGGGCATGATGCCGCTGATCTTCTTGCCGGGCCCAGCCAGGCCGAGGATCGCGCCGGCCAGGATGCCTTCGCGGGTGGCGCACTGCGAGAGCGACCGGGCCGATTCATCGGTTTGTGGGTCGTCGAGCACAACCAACGACGGCCGCACGGTGTGCCCATCGGCCCGCTTGTACTTCATGCCGCGAATCCGGCCGGTGATGCCGGCGACCTTGATGATCGCCCCACTGGCCACGCTGCCGGGCATGGTGGGCAGCACGACTTCGCGGGCGGTCCAGCCGATGTGCGTCCGCTCCCCCTTGTAAAGCTGCCCGTTGCAGCGGTTGGCGATCCCATCGAGGCACTGGATCGGATAAACCACCTCGGGAAAATCCTCCAGCAACAGATCGTTGCCGTCGAGTTCCATTTTGATCGAATCGAGCATGTCCATGGCATGTCCTTCGTCCGATCCGATCAGGCAGACGAACTCGCGGTGCCCGTACAGCACCGCCCAGATGCACGCACACTCGCAGATCGTGGTCTTGCCGGAACCACGCGGCATAGCCATGGCGAATAGCCCGCCACGCAACACTGCCTGTTCGATCTTGGCGATCACCTTCAAGTGGTCCGGCGACCAGGGCAGGTGGAACGTCAGCGGGAAGTAGGATTCGCAGAAGAAGCGGAAATCCGACGCCGCTTGCGCCTTGCGATCCAGGTTGCCCACATCGGGCAACTCGCCGATGTCGCGGCCGGCGATCGCAATCGCTACGTTCCGCGCTCGGGCACGTTCCTTGAGCTTTTCGTAGGGATCGCCTTCCGGCTCAGGTTTGGGCGCGTGCCGCGTTTCGACCAACCAGGCGGTGTAGCGCAGCAGATCGACATATCGCCCGTCGCCGATCCGCATGCCAGCCCGAGTGCGGTGGCGATGCAGTTGCCGTTCGTTGATCACCTCGCCCAGCGGCGTCGAGTTGAGCAGTCGGCACAGTTCGCTGGGACGCAGCTTGCGGGGGTCAGTTGCCATCGCGTTCCCCCGCGCTGCGGCCCATCTCTTTCACTAGCCAGGCACAATAGTGGACCAGGTTGATCGTACCGTCGGCATTCGTGGGCGCGCCGGCATCAAGATCATCGCGAATCGCGGATTCGGAGATCGCTTGACCGCCAACGGCTGTTAGCAGGCGTGCCGCATCCGCAATTCGCAGGGCGGTCGGATTGATGGGATTCGATTGGCGGTCGCTCATGGTGTGTTTTCGGTGCGGTAGGGGAAGTGCGTCAGCAGCGTCACTTTCGGCAGGCGTCATGACCGTCAATGCAATGTCGTGCAAAGCGGTGCAACGGGTTCATGGAAGGTGACGCAAATCGCGATGGGATGACGCGCGGCGTTGCACGAATGACGCAAATCAATCGCCCAAGAACGCAGGCGATGACGCATGTGACGCATGTGACGCAAATGCCGGTTTGACTTCTTGCCGCTGAGCCAACTGCATGCGGATGGCCATGCCGGGCCGCCCTCATATGCCCCGGAAAAACCTGCGGAATTCCGCTGAAAAGCTGCCGAAGCTCGCTTGATGTTTTTTCGCCCGCACCGCTCATGTGTGACTGTCGTAGCGAAACATCACACCACCAACCAGGAGCCAAACCATGAGCGCCAACAACGACGAGCGGATGAGCGGGGCGATCGACCAAGAGGCTTTCGAGCGGGTGATCCGCGACAACCTTTCGCCCGCGGGCGTCGCCACGATCATCGCCTTCCTGCAGCCGGCGACGATGTACAAGGCCCCGACCGAAGGGGCCACCCAAGGCCTCCTCGAACTGGAATGGTTCGCCAACACGCTGATCGATTTCTTGGGGGTCGACGAATACAACCGCCTGCTCGACGAGTTGGGCCTGTAAGCCGAAACCCGCCGGACCCACTGCTTCGCGTGGGTGCCCCGGG